TCCCCCCCCCCTAACTATTGCTTCAGCTGAAGGAGTAATCCCGGGGGATAATTATACAGGAGGTGTGGTAGATTCGAGGGCCTCCCCCATACCTATTCAGCCAGCCCCCGGCCCTCCCCTCCCCCCGGTCTACCCCTTTCTCAATCCCCCAGCAGCTCGACTAGCCGTGGTATGGTAGGCGCCTAACACGCGCGCGGTGCGGATGACGATTGCAAATGCCTAACAACCTTGCAGCGGGCTGGGCGGTCATCGGGTGGTTGAAGCGGGTGGGCTGGGGGGTCAGGGAGGTATGGGGTAGCCGGGCGGATAGGGTGGAATTGCCACCCGGTCGGATTTCCGGTCGGGGTAGGTATGTGCGGCCTGGTGGGTATGAGCTATGGTATGTGGGAGGTATGCGGAGGTCCGGGTGGCTGGAAGGAATTCCCACCGGGGGGTTTATATTATTCCGCAATGGAGCATAATCCCGTACGTGTAAGCTTAAAATGTTAGTTGATCCTTATTTTTTTTTTTTTTCTTACAAGAGATAGGGAGGACTAACTATTAGGGGGGGGTGGGAATACGGCCCCCGAATAGAATAAATGGGGCGGTGAGAATCTCACTCAGCCACACGGGGCAATTCATAGGGCACACATGGGCCGATTGCGCCACATACTCACCCATAGGGGAATTCATACAAAACACATAGCCGCCCGGCGAATCGAACAATTTTCGGGGTTTAGGCCGTTTACCCTTTCGCCGGACTGGGCCGGAGTTGGGTATTTCGGGGTATGCAGAGAAAAAAAACGCATGGGGTGAGAAATAATTGTTGACATTGGGTTGCAGGTCGAATAAATTAGTAGGCATAGGATAGAGGATAGAGGATAGAGGATAGAGGATAGATTAATTCAACCGGGAGATTGAAAAATGGCAAACATAACACATTGCATTAAACTCGGCAATATAGTATGCGAGATAGTCGCACCAACTAGCGAGGGTTATCATTGTCGAGCTTTCAACCAGGACATTCGGGTAATCATGCGGGATAGCCGGAATGCAACGGTTGTTGAGCGCAACCCGGCTAACGGTCGTATGAGATCATGTCAGGTGAAATTATGAGATTGGCAATCGCTATTGCAAACATTTCCCTATTCTATCTCATAGTAGGGATTATCGAGGCACTGCCATACTAAACAATCAAATAGGAGAGAGGGATGCGAATATATTTATTAACACAAGCAGAGAACCACAATTTTGATACTTTCAATTCTGCCGTAGTTGTGGCGGATTCATGCGAGGATGCTAGAGCGGTTTTAGTGGAGGACCGACGTTTCACGCACGGTACGTGGTGCGAGATAGGAAAAGAGTCTTGCTATGAGATAGGCATAGCGAATGAGGGGGAAATCCGGGGCATTGTGTGTGCCTCATATAGGGCTGGATAGGGCCGGATAACTCCAATCGAAACAGGCGCCAATTTGCCGTGCGCCTGTCCGGGATAGATTAGCCACTACCCGCCGACGAGATAGGCTACCGAGCGGAACAATCCGCAAACAATCAAATGGGAGGCAAAACCATGGCAGCTAACAACAGAGCAATCCAATCAACCATTTCCATCGAAAACGGAACATTAACCATTTCGACCGACGCCGGGAACATTCTAGTAACAATCGCAGAGCTCGACAAAACAATCCGGGAGCACGCAATATTGCACGGCCTCAAACAAAAGATAGTCGATGCAGCGGCAATGCCGAACGGCGCGACTATTGCCGAGAAATTCGCCGCCATGAAGGAAGTAGCAGACCGCCTGACCTCCGACGATCCGAGCTGGAATAAAGGCAATAGCGGGGGCAGCGGAGTGTCGGGCGGATTGCTATTCCGTGCATTGATTCGCCTCTACCCAACCAAAACTCCGGACGCAATCCGTGCCTACCTCGACAAACTCGACAAGGCAAAGCAGGCCGCACTTCGCGGCACCTCGGCCATTGCCGCCATGATTGAAACTATCAAATCAGAGGCAATTAAAACCGCCGGGATTGATACGGAGGGGTTGTTGGAAGGATTAGACGAGATTTGATAGTCCCCCGGCATTACTAACCAATAACCCCCACGGATTTCGATTCGCGGGGGTTATCTTTTGCCTACTCAACCCCATTGTTCCAATCGGCCCAATTTGCAACAAAACCGACCCGCCATTCAATTTCCACCGCCCCGCCCATACAATCCCATTACTAACGCCGAACGTTGCGCCATAGGCCGATTTTAGCGTTTTCCCGTTCCCGCCGATATTCGCCCTCGGTTTCCATCTCCAATCCTCTAGTCCCCATTTCCCCGAACCGGCCCGAATTCAATCAAAACCACCCCGCCACGCGATTTCCTACCCACACCCTATACAATCCCATACCCAACACCAAAAACGTCGTCACGGGGGCAAATTAGCGTAATCCCATAAACCGCCAACCGATCCGGGTATAATCCAACCAGCCACAAAAGAAATTTATTCCATGACTGGCGCCTATCCTATATCATACCACCATTACCAATCATATGTTATCAATTCAATTCAACAAAGGGGGCGGGTATGGAAGATCGAATAGAGCAGGTTCAACGGGCGATAGATAGTCTCCGGGATGAGACGCTAGTCGAATTAGTAGATTGCGCATTCTGCGAACAATTGAAAATGGGCAAAGGTCTTTGCCCTTCCGCGCAAGAGCACCTGCGCAAGTTAACCAAGCTGGAGGAATGGGATAAAGAACTGCGAGCGGGAATCGTTCCGGCGGAGATTGGTAATATATTGAACCTTTAACCGGAGATGTATAAGCCATGTGCGAGCGAACTAGACAGCGGGAAATTGAAAAATCGAAAGAGGAGTTTCTAGCCCGACTGGCCTTAGAACAGGCCGATGCGGAACGCCGGTTGGCAATGCTGGCCGCCCTCACACCCGGAGCGAGCTTGCGGCAAGTGGTTAACCGGGTGCTGTTAGCAGAGACCGGTCGGCCGATTCGACGGTATAAGGTTTGATCAAATAGCGTATAAGCCCCTGTTCGGGGTTTTAAATGACAATGAATTAGAGCAAATAGGAGACAATTAAAATGCAAGAGATTCGATTGAATGGCTGGGTCGCTGAAGATGAAGATAGGGGCGCAAACCAATATTTTTATTTCGATAAACCCAAAACAGACCAGTTCCATGTGTGGTTTAGTGGTGGTTATTATTTCCGAGTACCGCTCCGCCTTGACCTCGGCCTGGACCCGAGGCAATCCCTCCGACGGGTAATCGACAACAAGGTGCAAGAGCCGCGACCAGAATTGAAGGTCGACGATCTGGTGCTGGTTCAACAACAGCCATCGGATACTTGGCAGAAGCGGCATTTCGCCGGATGGGGGGAAGATGGAACTTGCAAAACCTATAAAAACGGCCGAACATCCTTTACAGCTGCTAATATTGGTGATACGGTATCTTGGTCCTTCTACAAACTCCCGGAGGCTGCCGCCAATGAATGAAAAGCCGAAAGACAAGTCTTATGAAGCGATAATAGAGTACGGAGGGTATGCGCTGTGTCCAGAGTGTAAATCCCCTATGCTCTATAGCTTTAACCATATCTGTTGCTGTAAACCCGGTTGCGCGTTACGCGGAGTACGCTTTAAGAGGCCGGCCATCGCGCTGCATCGGCTAGCCGACCCTCAGGAGGAAGTTTAATGAAGCCGTCCAAGATTCACCAACAATGCCAGCAGCTCTGGCTCTTAGCCTTCCACGCCCCGCAGACCCTTCGCTTTTCCTCCCGAAAGGAAACCGAGCGGGCGAAGTTCACGCTGTATGACGCGGTGCGAACTGCCCGCAGGTCAGGAATCGGTACTCCAGAGCTGCTCAACGCCGTGGCGAATTGTGAAATCTGCCTAGCTCCTGACAAGCTCTCCTTAACCCTGCAAAACAAATCCGAGAACGCTTTCTTTGGGAATATGCTGAAGCAGCTGGAGGAGAAAGGCTGCAAGGAGGGGGAGGAGGCGGGCAGCCTTGGCGAGCCGTTCCCAGATATGACCGAGAGCTTGAGGAAGTTGAAAGAGGAGCTGGAAGGCGGGAAGGGAGCAGCGCCCAGCAACCCATACTATAAAAGGGAGGAGCTTTAAAGATGGAAACAACAAAAGTGAAAGATTTTCATGTAATTAGACGCAACCACGGTCATTGGGACATTATTGCAGACAAGGGCAGAGCCTTTCGTATTCGTGGGGGTCCAGGAAGGTACTTGGCTATGGATGAAAGAGCAAAGCCTTATCCAGTGACCCCATTCAAAACAATTGGCACTTGTATGCAATATATCTGTGACGAAATGATGTTTGAGATTATTGTCGTTAATGGTCAAGAGCCTACAACCATAGAATCCTGGAATATTTAGAACCAGGGAGGAGCTTTAACCATGATTGAACAATTCCAAGGAGCTAATCGTTGGCTTAGTAACTTCGCTCCGGTTCAAATAAGAACCGGAAATCGGACATACCCGAGCGTCGAACATGCTTATATGGCGGCAAAAAGCAACGACGAGAGGCGGAGAGAGACCTGCGCAACTGGAAACCTCGCTCCTGGGCAGATAAAAAGGCTCAGCAGGGGTGTGGTGCTGCGACCTGATTGGGAATCCTACAAACTAGAAGCAATGGGAGAAGCTCTTAGGATTAAGTTTAACCAAGAGCCTTACAAAAGCTTATTAATCAACACCGGGGAACTTCATATCCAAGAAGGAAACTATTGGAATGATAGATTCTGGGGGGTGTGCCTTAAGACGGGGCTGGGCGAGAACCACCTTGGGAAGCTGATAATGGAAATTAGAAAAGAGATTAAGGGGGGAGCTTACGGCGATGCCCAGCGATAAACTCAAACCACCTGACAACTTTCCGGAATATTTCCAGCTTCCATTCGCGCGCGGTCTTGGGAAATGGTGGCTACTATCTTCCGAGGACAAGCAGCCTTGTCTAGCCCTGGCCAGGAAGTACCGCGCGTTTCTCAAATCCATCCCGCTGTACCCCTTGCATCCGCTCAACCGCGCAATGGCTGATAAGCAATACCGGACGAAAGTTGAGCAGCAGAGAAATGGGGAATGGTCTTTGTTTATCATTGTCAATAGCAAAATTGATTGGGACGGAATAATGGAAGAAATAGAAAATAAATAAAACATCCAACAACCGGGCCGAATTTTTTCCATTGCAAAGCTGAACGGGAATTGTTAATTTGTTTGTTAATGATTGACCGGGGGACTTTCCCCAAGCTACCAACGCAACACAACAACTTCAAGGGAGAATCAAAATGATCGCACCAGTTAAAGAATTAGTCCAGATGGAAGATGGCCGGGAAGTAGAATTCGTCGGCGCGAAAAAGAAAATGGGGAAGGAAGTCTTGTCCGTTGACGGGCAGGTGCAAGTTCGCTTCGATTTCCGCAACGGCGCAACCCGCACCTTCATCGCGCCCGACTCCCTGATCAACGTCCTTGCCGCGCACGGCGCAGAGCAGAAAATCGGCGACGCCACAGCCGGGGTTGGTGAGATCGACGACTGCGTTCTGGCCGTTGAGGATATGATCAAGCGCTTGGAAGCCGGCGAATGGTCGGTCAAGCGGGAATCCAGCGGAATGGCTGGCACCTCTATCCTCATCCGCGCCCTGGTCGAATACTCCGGCAAGGACGTTGAGGCCATCAAAGGATATCTGGCCGACAAAACCCAGGCGCAGAAACTCGCCCTCCGAAGCAACCCAGCGGTTAAGGTTATTGTGGACAGGCTTGAAGCGGAGAAAGCCGCTAACAAGAAAGGTCCGCAGATCGACACCGACGCACTGCTCGGAGAGCTCAGCAACTAATCTCCCCGTCCCCACACAGCAACCCCAGGCAACTTGCCTGGCTCCCGGCCCCCACGCAGTAGGATTTGCCTCCCAGACTGCGTGGGGGTTTTTTGTTTGCATCGCAGATAGCGCAGTTATTTTATAGGCTGGTCGGATTATGGTTGAATTATTTTCCCCGTGGATTAATATATAATAATTCAACGGGAAAATCAATTTCCGAATAATAACAACCAGTTAAATGGGAGGCACCCATGGTCAGTCACCGCGAATTACTCCACAGCTTCACTCAGCCCCTCTCCGACCTTCCCCTTATCGACTTGCCGACAGAAGGGGAACCATCCGACGACGACTTCGCAGAGTTAGATGCGATGATCGCCAAAGCGCAGTACGAATCCCCCCAGGCCAAGAACAAGGCCAAGTTGCAGAAGTTTCAAGAGAGGTTAGCGGAGGAAGGCTGCCGGGCGCAGAGCTTTCGACTGAAGGCGGGGGTTGTGGTATGGCTGCATATCGAGTGCAAATGCGGCAACAAGCTGCCCTTGTTGTTCCAACGGAATATGGAGAAGTGGCAATTTGGCAGCTCCATTCATTGGAAAACGGTGGAGGAGTTTGATAAAGGGCTGGAGGACGGGCGAATCAGCAATGCAATTATCAGACGCGAAGTTTGCTTCTGCGAACGCTGCACCCCGATGGTCGGGGAAGTTGGAGAGTTTAAAGAAATAGTTAAAGGAGAACAAGAAAGATGAATATTGAAGTGGAAGAAGGCTACGAGCTGCTGGCGGAGGTGTTGACGGAAGCACTGAACCAAGCTCAACACGGAAAAGGGAAGCAATGCCACGGGAACGGAAGGCCCTTTCTGGAGCAACCGATTATGGTTGGCGCAAGGGAAGTTGGCGCAGGGGGCTTGGCCTTTCAATCCAGGAAAAAGATCTTGGAGGCGACCAACTGCAAGGATGGCGGGAGGGCGATAGAGGACCTGCTAGGGGCGATAAACTATTGCGCTGCGCAGATTATCCTGCGGAGGGAGGGGAGGCAAACGAGGAAAGAAGTCGGGCCGATTGCTCAGGAAGCGCAAAAAGTAGAAGGAAGAACCTGCAAAACCTGTGGCTATCTCTACTTCTCCATAGAGAGCTGTCCGCTTTGCGCTTTCGACACTATCTCTTTTAATAGAGGAGAAGCAGCTGAAAAGAAGGAGCCGACCGATGGCTAGACCAAGGAAAGCAATTCGCCCGGTGGAGAAGAGCATCTCCCTGCCGGAGGATATCGTAACCAGGATCGACTTGTTGCTGTTTTCGGAGCTGGAAGGGAGGGTCCCGCACGGCGCCTGGAGCCGGTATGTATCGGGGCTGATTCGGCAGGACTTAGAAGGAGGCAAGCATAATGAGCAAGAACGGTAGAGCAATGGACAGAGCGCAGGCCCGATGGGATGCAATGGCGCCGGAGGACGGGCCTTTAGCAGATCTGGAGAATTGGGAAGAGGGGGCGAAAGCGGAAGTAGAAACCAAATTCTCCAGCCTCAATCCCGAACAATCCGCTGCCGTCGGCCTTATGCTGGATTTTCTCGCAGATCCTTCTGGCAACTACTTCCTCCTTTCCGGCTCAGCCGGCACTGGCAAGACTTATTGCCTACAGGCGTTTGTGGAAAATACTAGCAAGAAGATAGTCTTCACCGCGCCGACCAACAAGGCAACTAAGGTCCTCCGCGAAACCCTAACCACCGAAGACTATTCCCCAATCTGCCGGACCATCTATTCCCTCCTGGGCCTCAAGCTCGAACCATCCGGGAAGGTTAAGAAACTCGTCGCACCAGAGAATCCAATCGACCTCAAAGACCACCGTATCATCGTAATAGACGAAGTAAGTATGGTCAACAAGCTCCTCTGGCGGGAGATCCAATCAGCCGTTGAGCAGTTTCAACTAAAAATAATCCTTATGGGGGATAGTAATCAGCTCCCGCCGGTCAACGAAAAGGCTTCTATGGTCTGGGGGCAAGCAGACATTTCTGCTGAGCTGCAACAAGTAATGCGATTCGATAACCAGATCCTCGCCCTCGCCAATCGGATCAAATCCCAAGTCAACCATCCTGCCCCATCTATCTCCTTCCCCAATGATAATGATGAAATCGAAGGAGTGTGGCTGTTGGAAGCTCCGGCCTTCCGCGCAGAAATCATCCAGCAAGCCCGGCTCGGTAACTTCTCCCGCTCAGAGGGGCAAGTCAAAGCCATCGCCTGGAGGAATGTTACTGTAGATAGCCTCAACGACCTTATCCGCGCGCAGCTCTTCGACAACGCCGCCTCCGAGCGTTGGTTACCGGGCGACCGGGTGCTGCTAACCTCCCCAGCCAACGACGTTCTGCGAGAGGGGAAGGTTACAATTGGCCATACGGATGATGAAGGAGAAATCGAGCGCATAACCATCGCCAGCCATCCCATCTATCCCAACTTCAAGTGTTACAACATATCCCTGATAACCGACGAAAACAAGCGGATAAGTCTATGGGTCTTGCATCCCGATTCCACAATCGACGAGCAGATCCATTCCCACAACCTCGCCAATGAAGCGAAGCTAGCCCCCCGGCGCTGGCGGGATTTCTGGCAATTCAAGGACGCCTTTCATTCCATCAAGCATGCCTATGCAATAACCGCGCACCGGGCACAGGGTAGCACCTATGACACCGCCTTTGTAGTCTGGAATGATATATTGCTGAATCGGAATAGGGGGGAGGCTTATCGGTGCCTTTATGTCGCCTGCACTAGGCCGAAGAAGCGGCTTTATCTGGGGAGGGTATAACAGCTATGGAATGTTCTTGTAATGCTGGCTGCGACTACGACAATGATGAACTATTAGGTTACAGTGAAAGAGTGCTTAAAGCAGCAAAAAATCATATATGCTGTGAGTGCGGGAAAGCTATCCTAAAGGGCCAGGAATTTATCTTTTGTTCAATCCTTATGGTAGAGGATATTAAAAACTATAAAATGTGCCCTACTTGTCACGCCATTACTCAAGCATTTTTTCAAGATGGTTTTATGTTTACTCATGTCTTAAACAGCCTTGAAGATTACCTATATGAAAACTGGAAAGAGGACTTGCCGAGTAATTGCATATCCAAGCTTCCTTCGTCAGCTCAGGCTGTTGTTTGCGGTATATTACAAAAGTTTCAAGAAGCCTAAAAATAATTCTTCCTTGGCTGGGCGGAATCGGGTATGATACATAAACAATCAAATAGGAGACCAAATAAATGGAACCGACAGCAGACATCAAAGAACAACTAGCAACCTGGAGGGCAAAGGCAGCCGCCGGAACCCTCTCCATGCCGGAAATGCGAGAAGCAATCGCTTACCTCCGAACCTTGCGGACTTCCGCGACAACGAAGGCGAAGGCAAAAGGGACCAGCAAAAAGGTTATTAATTCGGAAGACCTGCTCGGGGAGATTGCTGGGCTTTAAGGAAAGTTTGATGAGAGTGGTGTAATGGTAGCGTTGCAGGTCAGTACCGAAAGGTATACCGGAGAGGCGATGCCGGGGGCGCAGGTTCGAATCCTGCCTCTCATCACTTTAAGAAATATTCAATGGGGCGTTCCCATTGAGTTAGCCAGTCAGAGGAATTTACGTTTTATATTAATACCGGGAAGTACTAATAAAAATGGAAATAGTAACAACCTCTGGCTGGCGTTTTATTTAACCTGCAACCAACAATACAAAAGGGAGGCAAAAAGGTGGAAAGTAAATGGGTTTATATAACTAAAGATGGGAAGTTCTTCGATTCCCATGAAGAAGCCGTCGAACACGAAGAGGTCTTAGATTTTATAGAGTTTGCAGAGGATTTAGGGATTTCCTGCGCTCATAAAGACCTCACTACCCTTTCAAAGGCTTTAAAAAGACGGTATTCCATGTATGAAAAGGAAGGCTATACCCCCAAAGCTAAAGAGGAGGCCTCCGATGAATCAGCAGAATAAAGAAGCCCGCGCGGAGTTAGGCATCCTTCCCTATTTCCCGCCGGTAATAAGCTCCTCCATGCTCGCCGATTTCCGCGCCTGTCCTTGGAAAGCCTACCTCACCTACATCGAGCATTGGAAGCCGAACTTCGAATCCGTTCATCTGGTGGCAGGGGGAGCTTTCGCAAAGGGAATTGAAATGGCCCGAAGAGCTTTCTACGAACAAGGTCTGAACCAGCCGGACGCCGAAGCAATCGGCCTTCAGGCCCTTATAACCTCCTATGGGGACTTCGAGTGCCCGGATGACTCCGCCAAGACTCTTGAACGGATGTGCGGGGCGTTGGAATTCTACCTCTCCGCTTATCCGCTTGGTCAAGACGGCGCGGAGCCGGTCTCCTTGCCTTCCGGTCGCAGGGGGATTGAATTCTCCTTCGCGGAGCCCCTTGACCGCCAGCACCCAACCTCCGGCGATCCTCTGCTATTCTCCGGCCGCGCGGATATGGTGGCAGAATTTGCCGGAGCCGTATTCAACTTCGACGAGAAGACCACAACCCAGCTCGGGCAGAAGTGGGGCGCGCAGTGGGATTTGCGGAGCCAGTTCACCTCGTATTGCTGGGCTGGGCGGCGGATCGGAGTTCCAATGCAGGGAACCATCGTCCGCGGTATCAGCATACTCAAGTCCAAGTACGACACTCAGCAAGCCATAACCTATCGCTCAGGGTGGGAGCTGGACCGTTGGGAGGAAATGCTATACCGGGACATCGACCGGATGCTTGGTATGTATGCTCAGCAGATCTACGAACCCCGGAAGGCGCTGGATGGCGCCTGTGTCCGCTCTGGCAACCCCTGGGATAGGAACTTCGAACCCGCGTGCAATGACTACGGGGGCTGCCCCTTTCGCGGGGTTTGCAAGTCCAAGAATCCTTACGAAGTCCTGCAAGCAGACTTCCAGCGCAGGGTCTGGGACCCGATGCAGCACCGCGAAGTATCCGTGGAAGAGTGGGAGGCGAGCTGGAAATGAAAGAGTCGATCGAAAGGGAGAAAAAGTGGCGGTGGAAAATGGAGTATTGTAAGAAACAGCACATACCACCTGCCCATAGTTGGGCTTGGGATGAGGCTGAAAAAGCATACAATCTCCGCGAAGCGGTAAAGAAAACTGAAACTAAATGAAACGCCTCTATATTATAAACGGGAAATACCTGGGTCAATCCCCTGTCCCCCCGCATCTTAGCTGGAAATTCAACCTGCTTTGGTATTGCGATAGCTGCGGGAAAGTATATGCCAGGCTGCCAGTCACCGACACCTCGGATGGCCCGCGAGCCTGGCAAGCCTTGGTCGGGGTTTGTGGGAAGTGTCAGCCTCGGCCGGTCCTGCAGCACCGCTGCCCAGGGTCGATTTGGGATACAAGCTTCTCGGGGGAGCATCAGAGCTTTCCCAAAGAGGTCTTGCAATATGAACTGTTGTTATTGATTGACGATATTGAAAAGGAGATGGAAAATGCTACGACAACTGTTTGATTTTGATTACCTGGCTCCCCCAGCTTGGCGCTTTGCAGTAGGAGCTAAAAAGCAATATGGGAATAACTATCAGTTGAATTCAAAAATGTATTTCCGTGATGAGAAGGGGGCGGTTCGCTTAAGACGACCAAACCCGCTCAAAGGGAAGGCAGCAATTAAAGCCGCGAAACGTGCAACCCATACAAAAGGGTTCTATCGGAAACAAAGGGAGGCAATAGCTAATGACTAATACAACAGCAGATAACAATGCCCCCAACTCTTCCGCACTTCCAGGAGTTAACATCCTCCTAATGGGGCCAACCGGAACGGGCAAGACCCACTCAATCGGCACCCTAGTCGATGCTGGTATCGAAGTATTTTACTTCGCTTTCGAGGCGGGCACGGAGTCCCTCCTTGGCTACTGGGCGGACCGGGGACTTCCAATCCCCCCAAACCTCCACATCATAACCGTTAAGTCTGCTTCCTCAACCTGGGCGGATATGGCAGACTCCGTAGGCTATGTCAACAAGCTTGCCTATGAGAGCTTAAAAAAGATGTCAGACCCGAACCGCAGTAAGTACAACCAGTTCGAGAATTTCCTCCGCACCTTCAACAACGTAACGGATGATGCTGGCAAGACTTACGGCTGCATCGACACATTCGGCACCGACAAGGCGGTCGTCATAGACGGCTTAACCGGCCTCTCCAACGCGGCGATGAAGGCTGTGGTCGGTGGCAAGGCGGACCGCGATCAAAAAGATTGGGGACTTGCGCAGAATCTGCTAGAAAATTTCCTCCGCAAGATCTGCGACGATTGCCTTTGCCACTTCGTATTACTCTCCCACGTCGAACGGGAGGTTGATGAAGTCCTGGGCGGGGTTAAGTTAATGGTCAGCACGCTTGGCAAGAAGCTCCCGCCGAAGCTCGCACCGATGTTCTCAGATGCTATCCTAACCGTGCGGAATGTGGATAAGTGGTATTGGGATACGGCAAGTGCGCTGGCGGATGTGAAGACAAGGAATTTGCCGATCAGCAATAAGAATAATCCAGACTTCCGGGCGATCCTGGATAAATGGGAGAAGAGGGGAGGAAGGCGATAATGGCTGAGATACTTGTAACAATCAATTGCGGTACAGATAAATGTATGAATTGCGGTTACTTGATATGCGAAGGTCAAAAAGAATATTGCACTATATTTGATGAATACCCTGAAACCACAATCTCCGGCACCTACCGCCTGGAAGCCTGTAAAAAAGCAGAGATAAAAGAACTACGATAGCAGGAAGTAGGAAGCAGTAACAACCGGGCATAAGCCCAAACCAACAACAATCTATAAGGAGCTTCACCATGTTTGATGCGGATCAATTCTTAAACCAAACAGTCAACAACGCCAACGATACCAAGCTCATCAACCCGCCCGACAATATGTCTGGGGACGGCTACCTCATCCTCGCTAACAAAGTGGATTGCCGGACTTGGCAGAAGAAAGACGATCCATCTGTCTCCGGCCTTGCCCTCGATATTCAGTGGGAAATCCAAGACGAATCGGTCAAAACCTTCTGCGGCAGGGATAAGATCACCTGCAAACAGGGAATCATGCTGGACCTCACCGATTCCGGGGAATTGGATATGGGGAAGGGTAGGAATATTGGCCTCGGGAAGTTACGGGAGGCTCTGGGGCTTAACACTCCTGGAGAGCCGTTCTCCTTCTCCATGATCACCGGACGGCTGGCGAAGGGATTCGTGCAGCACAGGGTAGTTGGAGAAGATGTTTATGCGGAGATTAAGAAGGTACTGAAAGCATAATCCGCCGGGATTAATATATAGTAATCCGCCGGAAATTGGGTATTCGAATTTGCCCGTTTCCGGCGTTTTTCGTCCCATGCATATGATCCTACCGGGTACATACCAATCGTTGCGTGGCGACGGCAAAACCTCATATAGAAATTGAAATCGAGGTGTTAATTATGGATGTTTCCGAATTTGACGAACAAGAGCGAATGATCATTCAGCAAATTAAGTTTCTACAAAGGCAGTATAAAGAAGCTGTTAAACCATATTATGAAAAGCTAACTCAATTAAGGAACTTGAGGCCAACTCCGCCTATAATAATATGGCTAGATGAAATAGCCAGAGATAAAAAGATAAAAGATCTTTTGATAAAAAAACTATAAATAAGAGGCACCAAATTGAACACAATCCCAATTTCCTCAATCCTAATCTCCCAGAACCGCCAGCGCCAGGACTTCTCCCCCGAGTCCCTTATGGAGCTAACAACCTCCATTGCGGAGATCGGCCTCTTGCACGCTCCGGTCGTCCGACAAACCTCTGACGGCCTGGTCCTGGTTTCCGGCGAGCGCCGCTTGCGCGCAATCGAAGACCTATTCATGCTTGGCCATTCCCTGTTCTATAACAATAAGGTAATTGAATCCGGTTCGGTTCCATACGTAACTCTGGGTGAGCTATCCTTCCTGGAGGCGGAGGAAGCAGAGCTGGATGAGAACCTGAAGCGGAGAGACTTGACTTGGCAGGAGTTGGCAGCGGCGCATGGGAGGTTGCATAAGCTGCGGCAGAAGCAGGCTGAGCAAAAGTTATTCCTGCTGGAGGACGAAGAATCTCCTTGGACCGTAGCCGACACCGCCAAAGAGCTCTCCGGCCGTTCCGACGGTGCCTATCAAGACAAAGTCCGCCGGGAGCTGATCGTAGCCAAGCACCTCGGCAACCCCGAAATCCAAAAAGCTAAGACCGTCGACGAAGCCTTCAAGCTGCTCAAGCAGCAGGAAAACCGAGCGAGGAACATTGCCCTGGCAGAAGAAACCGGGAAGACCTTCTCCTCCGCCATCCACGATGTATTCAACATTGACTGCTTGGAGTGGATGCGCGCGTATGCGGATGGTATAGTGGATCATCCAGGCTCGGGCATCGACGTCATCTGCACTGATCCTCCCTATGGTATGGGAGCGAATTCTTTCGGGGACGGCGCGGGGAGGCTTACCGGTATCCAGCATCATTATGACGACTCCCGCGAAGCCTGGTTTTATTTAATGGAAACCTGGTGCCCGTTGTCCTATCAGGTTTGCAAGCCCCAAGCCCATGCCTATGTGTTCTGCGATATCATGAATTTCGCCGATCTTAAACTTATGATGCAACAGGCTGGATGGTATGTTTTCCGCACCCCCTTTATCAGCGTCAAATCCAACTCCGGCCGCGTCCCCTTGCCCGACCAAGGCCCCCGCCGGCAATACGAGACCCTGCTCTACGCAATCAAAGGGAAGAAGCCGGTAACCCATATTTATCCTGATGTTATCACAACTCCAGCAGATGAGCAGCTGTCGCACGGTGCGCAGAAGCCGGTAGCCCTGTTCAAGAACCTTCTGCAGCGATCCGTTCGCCCAGGCGACACCGTGCTGGATTGCTTCGCCGGAACCGGCCCAATCATCCCTGCCGCGCGCCATTTCCAATGCAAAGCAATTGTACTGGAGAAGGAGAAGGAATATTATGCAATCTGTTGTGAGAGGTTGAAAGCCTTGGAGGAGGGGGAATAATGCCAGTATTTGAAGACATTGAAATCACTGTTTCAGCTTCCATAGATTTCGAAGTCTTCTGTGGTACTTGTGGCGCGGGTCTGTGCAATCAATCTGACACCAGACGTTCCAGAAATAGGGCTTATGCTCAGGTGGCTGTGAACGTCTGTGAGAATTGCCTTGAAACCGCTAGACAGGAAATCCGAGAAGACCTTGAGAATCAAATAGAAGCGTTGCAAGAAGAGGTCAGAGAACTGAGGGAGGAACTTAATAATGTCTAAGCAGCCTCGACCAATCGGCCCGCTTCCTTCCCGCATCATGTTGGTAGATGAATGCTTCCGCAAAGCCGACCTCGAATCCGGCGAGCCCTTTTCCGGGTACCTCGGCGGGGAACTGGGTAAGCTCCTCTCCGAGGTCGGAATCCAGCTAAACAACTGCTACTCAACCTGGGCGGTGCGGCAATATTCCCCGGACGGGGGGCACTCGTTCTTCGCGCAGAAAAAGAAAGACATTACCCCGCTGCATTCTCCACTCCACGACAAGCCCGCGCTCAATTTCGTCCACGCGGCGCAGGAAATCCTGGCACGAGAAATCGAATCCTGCCAGCCCAATATGATAATAGCCTTTGGCAACACTGCTATGCTGCTGCTAACTGGAAAGTGGGGTATTACCAATTGGCGCGGCTCAACCCTCCCCTGCATCCTGCCGGGACTCTCCTACCAGCCCAAGGTCGTTCCTGTCTATCCTATTGGCCGCATTATGGCGAAGTGGGAATGGAGGCCAATCGCGCAGCAGGATTTGCGGAGAGCGGTTAAGGGAAGTTGGAATAGGGAGATTATCCGCCCGGATTACAATTTCATAATCCGCCCGGATTTCGGCACCGCTCTTGCAACTCTGGAAACCCTTCTCCGATCCGCCGACCGCGGCCCCTTGAAGCTCGCGGTAGACATCGAAACCCGGTCCTATCAGATAGCCTGTATGCAGATAGCCTGGTCAACCCTCGATGCAATCTGCTTGCCGCTTATGTGCGTCGAACGGACGGAGGGGTATTGGACCTTGGACGAGGAAACCGTCCTTATGTATAAGCTCTACAAGCTCCTAACCCACCGCAATGTGGCAGTAGTCGGTCAAAATTTCCACTACGACGCGCAGTACTTCGAGCGATATCTGTTATTCCTGCCAGCCCTCACGTGGGATACGATGGTTTCTCAGCATTCGATGTTCTCCACTATGGAAAAGGGGCTGGATTTCCTCTCTTCTATGTACTGTAACTCCCACGTCTATTGGAAGTCGGAAGGGAAGGAATGGACCGCGGAGATGGATGAAGAGCAGCTTTGGGAATACGGCTGCAAAGATGCGGTTATTACTTGGGAGGTTGATGAGGAGCAGCAGAAGGCGGTGGATAAGATGGGACTGCGGGATGTCGCGGATTTCCAAAGCAAGCTGTTCTGGCCTGTGCTGGAGACAATGATTCGAGGTATCCGCATTGACCGAGCAGAGCGGGATCGCTTCGCAATGCGGTTGTTTGAAGAGATCGCCACCCGCGAGAAATGGATATTCGACCTCCTTGGCTACGCGGTAAATATCCGCTCTCCGCAGCAAATGCAAACCCTCTTCTACGAAGATCTGAAGCAAAAGCCAATTCATAAGCGGGTGACCAGAGCGGTGACAACCGATGATGAAGCACTTCGTAAGATAGCCGAACGGGAGCCGTTGCTCCGACCTCTGTGCAATAAGATATCGGAGATGCGCAGCCTCGGTGTCTTCCTCTCAACCTTCGTCCGGTCAGGGCTGGACATAGACGGAAAGACCAGATGCATGTTCAAGATCGCCGGGACAGAGACCTATCGCTTCGCCAGCTCCAAGAACGCCTTCGGCTCCGGGATGAATTTGCAGAATATTCCGAAAGGGGGAGAGGAGGACGATGGACTGGTCTTGCCGAACATCCGTACCCTATTTATCCCCGATTCCGGCTTCGAGTACTTCGACATTGACCTGGATTCCGCAGACCTTCGGGTTGTCTGCTACGAAGCGGGAGTTCCAGAAATGAAGGCAATGATTAACGAGGGGAAGAAGGTGTATGTAGAGGTCATGAAAGAATACTACAACGACCCGACTTTGACCAAGCACTCTCCGCAATATGGGACTTTTAAATCCTTCTGCCATGGAACCAACTACCTGGGAACCTCCGCAGGATTAGCCGACCGTCTTGGCCTCTCCCGGCATATTGTAGACGAGCTGCAAAAGTGGTACTTCGGGAAGTTCCCGGAGATTAAAGCCTGGCACGAGAAGATCAAGAACCAGGTCCTAACTCGACGAATGGTTAGTAATGTCTTCGGCTATCGCTACTACATATTCGGGAAAATCGAAGGCACGATAATGAATCAGGTTATTGCGTGGATTCCCCAATCAACCGTTGGCTGCCTTATAAATCGCATCTATATGAACATCTACGAAAACTTGAAAGAAGTGCAAATCCAACTACAGGTCCACGATTCTTTGGCCGGACAGTACCCAATTGCCAAGGCTGAGTGGTGCAGGAAGAGGATAATCGAAGAGGCGCAGATCGTGCTGCCTTATTCCGACCCTATGACTATCCCGGTCGGTATTAAATATTCAACTAAGAGTTGGGGGGAGTGTGGATGAAGCCCAGAGTAAGATTTTGTTGGGAATGCGGAAAGAAGTTATATGGTAATCACTTCAAAGAAATAGAGGTTGATGGTTACAAGAAAATTGTTCACAAAACTTGTACTGATCCTGATGCTGAGTGCCACGATAAATTCGATGATATTATTGACAATTTTGATTGTATACCAAAGGAGGAATCGCGCTAATGCAAACCTACATCGTCAGATCAAAAAAGCAAATGATAGCAACAATCCAGCACCTTAAAGACACTCCAGTCTTTACCAGAATCGAACTCCTTGGTTCCGATTTCTCGGTGGAGTTGGCCGGTGGCTTGCCGGAGCCTTTGCACAAGAAGCTAATCAATCGCATCAAACAAACCCCCAAAGCAATGTGGGAAAAACCCTAAGGACTGCTATGTTAACGCAAGAAAACCTTAAAAAATTATTTGACTACGCACCAGATACTGGATATTTTACTAGGCTGGTCAAGGTTAACTATAATACAGACATTGGAGATATAGCCGGAAGTATAAACGATGCTGGGTACCTTCAAATTCGTATAGATGGGAGGATTTATTTATGTCATAGACTCGTTTGGCTTTTCATTTACGGCTATTTTCCAGAAAATTCTTTAGACCATATAGACAGAGATAAAACAAACAATAGATTAAACAATTTAAGAGAGGTTTCCCAAACTTGTAATAACAAAAATTCTGGGAACCTTTCAAATAATACATCAGGAGTTAAGGGGGTTTCCTCTGTTGGGGGGTCAAAAACTTGGAAAGCTCAAATAACTGTTAATAGAAGATGCCTCAATCTTGGGAGGTACGGAAATTTTGAAGATGCTGTATGCGCAAGACTTTTTGCAGAGCAGTGTTTGAACTGGGAAAACTGTGAGAAAAAGAGCTCAGCTAAACTCTATATGGAGGCTTGTTGTGGCGCGCAATTATCCTGATTGGTTAAGTGCCTACATCGACTACTCCGGCTATGGCGAAGCCCCCAGACATATGTCATTCTGGACCGGCGTCTCAACCATCGCCGGAGCTCTTCGTCGCCGCGTCTGGATAGACCAAATCTATTTCAAGTGGTTCCCAAACTTCTACATCATTCTGGTAGCTCCGCCGGGGATTGTACAGAAGTCCTCAACCGTCACCATTGGAATGAGCTTGCTGCGCAAAGTCCCAGGGATAGTGTTTGGCCCAGATGTGGTGACTTGGCAAGCCCTCATCTCCGCCTTCGGGGACTCAACCTCCGGCTTCGACTACAACGATCTAATCCACGTACAATCCCCCGTTACCTTGGAATCTTCCGAGTTCGGAAACTTACTCAACCCTCAGGACCGGGACATGGTCGATTTGCTGGTCGCCCTCTGGGATGGCAAGCAGGGCAATTTCACTAAGAAAACTAAAAACGCAGGCTCGGATGAGGTCGAGAATCCCTGGATTAATCTAATCGCTTGCACAACCCCATCCTGGATTGCCGGCAACTTTCCAGAATATATGCTTGGAGGTGGGTTTACTTCCCGCTGCGTGTTCGTCTACGCGGAGGAGAAGACCAAGCTCGTCCCTTATTTAATGGATGTTGTGCCGGAGAATCATGCAGAGATTGCAGAGAAGCTGGTTGAAGATTTAATTGATATAGCCGAGGGGCCGCTCGGTCCATACACTCTGTCGAAGGGGGCGAAAGAATGGGGCGGGGAATGGTATAAGAAGCATTACTCAGAACGGTCATTGTCGTTGGATGACGAGCGGTTTGGTGGTTATATCGCCCGAAAACAAACCCATATACATAAATTAGCAATGATTCTAGCGGCGTCCGAGGGCAACGATATGCGGATAACCGAACAACACCTATCGGTAGCCAACGCGATGATAACGGACCTCGAACCGGACATGGCACGGGTGTTCTCGAAGATAGGGAAATCAGATTATTCCTTCTACGCGGACCGACTAGTCCAATTCATTCACAAGTCCGGGACCGTCAAGTATGAAGAAGCCTATCGCTTTATCCACGTCCATTTCCCCTCCGCCAGAGATTTCGAGGACATCCTTGCGGGATTGATCCGCGCTGGCTTTGTGCGCATGGACGTGATAAATGGGGAGCAATGTTTGGTGGCTATTATTTGAAAGCAAGAAGGCGGGAGGAGGAGTTGATCCCCTCCTCCCGCCTTCTCCTAAGCTTCAATGTAATATGCATACTGAGCTATGAAACTTATCTCATGCTCTTCCATACTTATCGAAGGAAAGATTATATTGATCGAGGATTGGTAGTTGTTGTACACACTTGCCGATTCAATTTGTACAGCACCGCTTGAATGCCATACACCGCTTTGTACAGCCGCAGAGCCTCCGCCAATATTATTAGCCGCCGAGCCCAGCGGAACTGAGATTCTTATACTGCACGGCGAAGCGCCGTTATACGGTGTTACGCTTATCCTTCCACTTACCGTAACCACATCACCAATCCGCATATAGGTAGTCTCAAAAAACTCAGTCAGGTCCTCGTTTAAATTGTAGTTATTTAGCTCTGTAGGTGTATAGGTTCCAGACTCGCCAACCTCGCCCCCAGACTCAACATCCCCAACATCATCCTCAGTCCATAACAGCTCATCAGCTGCATTCTTAAGCACCAATTTAACCCTTCCCGTTGCGAAAATAGCTTGCTCTCCCAAGGAATCTAATACAACAGGGTTTGTGTGTGGGGTTGACGCATCAGAACTCGTATAAACAGCTTTAGGGGTGGTTGTTCCGGGTTCGTAGGTGTAGAGTAGACCACCAGATAAGGGGCTACCAGTAGGGGCAATAGCTTTGAATTTTGGATAGGTGATACGAAAAGACATTTTCTACTCCTTTGGGTTGAGGTTAGGATTAGGTTATCTTACAAACTCGGAGGCAGGCGCCAAAGCTGGCATTATCTACCTCCGCTGGAAAGTTGATTCTCGTATCGAATAGAAGCTCCGGAAGGTCTTGGAGCGGGAGCTGGTCCGATTGGCTCTTGCATTTGAAAACCTTGCCCCGGCGGTAGCGCTTTTGTTGTCGGCACCTTTAGCAATTCCGCTACCAGCTTCGCATGCCGCTCTTCTCGACCCAGCCGTTCTACCAACAGCCTCTTGCCTTCGGGGGATTGGGCAATCTGGAACAAGCGCTCGAAGGCAGAAACCTCTGCAGGAACCATTTCTGCCGCCGCCTTTGGTCCGCCCAGATGAATCGCCGCAGCCGGTGGCCCTTCCCCCAGCTCGATAACGCTGCGGGGAGTTGGGAGAGCGAGTTGATTCTGCCCACCCGGCAACTGCAACATTGGAGCAAGCTCAGCCGCGACCTTAGCCGCCTCCGGCTCGGTTATGAATTTCTGCAATTTCTGCATGATGCTGTCGGACTGCTTAAACATAACCTTTACCGCTCGATTGGGATCTTTATCCATTCTGATTTTCTTGGATATTAGGGCCAGCAGAGAGCCCTTAGCAATTGCTAAGGGGTTACCAGATAACAAACCCCCCGCGATATCACTAGCACTGAACACATCATAGAAGTTAAGCGTACTTGCTCCGGCCTTTCTTGCGTCGATTAGCATCCTTGTATTAACATCCTTTTCAATCGACTTTAAAGCCCCATACTCTTTTTTCAGCCTTTGGTACCCCTCTCCCGCAGTCCGCTCGATTACCGAATCCAGACCTTTTCGCAGATTATTGGCAATCAGCGCGTCGATGCTGGCTATGCTTGCGGTTTCAGCTGAGGGGTTCTTATAAAAGGCTTCTAAGCTGTCATTCAATACTGCTACAGCTTCTTGAGCAGCTGTTGGGGTGTAGGAGCCCCTCTCCGTCAGAGCTCCTAATCGTTGTTCCGCATACTTTGCAGCATTGGGAGCAAGGTCCCTCATTACTGGATTATTAGCCACCTTTCCAAGCTCCATGGTAATCGGAGCTAAATCAACAACCGCCCCTGCGGAGTTGGTAGCTTTTTGCAATGCATCATAGTCAGCAAAAACCTGCTGCTTCCGTTGGGTGATTGCCTGGGAGAACTCAGACAAGTTCTTAGGCACCTGACCAGTGGAAATCTCCCCAAACTCATCCACAAACTTTAGTGCCTCTTTGCTCTTCACAATTGATTTAACTGCTTCTGTTGCACCTGCATAATACTTATCTATTTGCGTGGAGGTTGCCTTACCGACTGTACTTGGTTTAATCCCCTTCTCAATTCCAGTCTTCACTACCCCTCCCAGCGCATTGGTTAAGCTGGCCTCTGTAACAGGCTTTGCCGCACCCATTCTCCAGGGCCTTCCGGCAAGTACTAATCCACTTTGGAAGGCTGTTTCTCCAATTGCTTGACCAGCATTACGACCTTGCTCTCCGCCTACCAGCTCGCCAATGGCCCCTCCAGCTGCCCCAGCAAACTCCGTTCCCTTTTCAAACGGATAAGAGATAGCTTTGGAAACCGCTTGGCCCCCCGGACTTCTTGGTTGGTAGGTCCCGGCTTCTTGAATGGACTTGACTCTGCCCGCCGCCTCTTCCACACTGCCCCCGGTAGCCAGAGTGCCGAGACCAGCCAAGCCTCCAATAGCGGAACTCCCAGCTCCGGTAATCATCTGCAGAGCTGGCTCTCCTACTGCCTGCCACGGGCCGATGTAATCACTGGGGGAGTTTGGCGGGGCTGGGGGTTGGGGGGTTGCCTCCTGCTCCTGCCCGCCGTGTACCTGCGCAAATACCTCTTCCAATTCCTGCTCGGTCGGTGGGCTATCCCCTGTTAGTTTAAGGCTCTTTCCGGTTGCGGGGTCTGTCACTTTGTAAGTAGGCATTATTCCACCTCAACTTGAAATCGTCCGATTGTTCTGGGGGAGGCTGCGGGAGCCGTAGAAGCCCCTCTGCTCACCATCCTGGTTTTGGTTCTGTTAAGTTGCTTCTCCACACTCTGCAATCGCATATTCCCGGCCTCGCGAGTCTCTTCTAGCAAGGAAATCATATCATTCAAGCTAAGGTTTTTATCATGTATTTTTGCCCACTTTTCCTGCGCGGAAGTAGACAGTTCAGCGATTGAGGCAGAAGACCCCGTTGACAACTTCCCAATCTCCGATTCAATCTCTGTCAGATACATATCATACTTAGCCTGCAATGGACTTCCCATAATCCGCCCACGGACGAACCGCAAAGGAACGTTCAACAACCGACTGTCATAAGTCTTGAATTCCTTGGTCAGTTCCTTAACTTTGTCCACCTGCATACCTAGATTGGTTACAAAACTTCCCATAGCCCCGACTTGTTTCTCAAGAAAGTTCAGGGAGCCTTGAATAGCTTTAGTATCAGATTGATCCCCCAGCATACTGAAAGCGGCCTCTGCGGGAGTCTTTTCTGGTATGTTCGGGATTCCATCTTGATCTGCGCCTAGAGCCTGTCTAGCTGCGCTTTTTATAATGCCAAGACGGATTTTGGTAGATTCCTTCCCGCGGCCGATTGGTGGCATTTTACCAGTTAAATTAACATACTTCCCCCAAACATCAATTTCATCTGGGGTTATGGCAGATACGTCGATAGCGCTTTCCGCGTCCTCTGCCGCCTTAGCCCTTCTAGCAGCCTCTTGCATATCCTGCCCGCGCATCTGCACAGCGGCTGATTGATCCTGCGCAGGGGAAGTTGTCATTTGGATCGGTTGGCCGCTGTATCCAGGAGCATTAGGATTAGTCTCTGCAAATTCCGTAGTCTTCCCAGCATTAACCAATCGCATCTTCGACAGCTTATCCTTCGCATCCAAGGAGATTCTAGTGGCATCTTGCTGCAAAGCTTGCGGACCCCCCTTAGTCATCAGCTGTTTCCCATACTCCAGCGCAGGAGTGGGGTCGTGCCCTTCTAGTTGCGCGACCCTCTGCGCCTCTTGCACAAAGGTCTGCCAGGCCATCTCCGGCGAAACACTAGCCACTGTATCTGCGGATTGTTTCCGAATCGTATGCAGCTGCAATTCCCGCTCTATCGCAGCCTTCTGTTTCTCGCGGGCCGCTGCTGCGGGAGCCTCCGCCTCAATCCTCCGTCTCTTCTGCATCTCCAACGCGTTCATCTGCTGCTCTTGCTCAGCCGCCTGCATAGCCAATGCATTCTGCTTCCCCTTGTTCCAAGCGCCGACAAGATCAAAGCTAGCGCCTACCTGTGCAGGAGCATTAGTGTTTAATAGGTTCCAAGCAATCTCTGCCATCACTATACCCTCCTGCCGTAGTACTGACCCAATGCGGTTATTCCGCTCGATAACGCGTTCCCCCAGCCTTGATAAGCACTAGCCTGCGCGTTCGCCCCGGCGATGGCTGCGTTGCCTTGGTTTGCCGCATTATTCATAGCAATGTTTCCAATATTCCCGGCATAAGCTTGTCCGGCTTGTCCGAGCTGCTGTGCGGAGGTCTGCCCCACTCCGGCAAGGTTGGCCAATTGGTTATATTTAGTGGCTTGCTGATTCGTGTAGCGATTGTAGGCATTTTGATATTCATTGCTGGCGAAGTCCTGCCCGAATCTGGTAATTCCTTTCAAGGCCCCGCCAGACGCCAGCGCACCTCCCGCCGATGCGCTCCGATCCAGCGCCTTTATCCCTTCCGATAAGCGAAATTGATATCCCGGGTCTGTTTCCATATCGCTTGCTTCAAAGGGCCGACTCATCTCCCCCGACAGCACCCCTTCGCCAAGTTGATTAATCGCCGCAGCACCTTGTTCCATCCACGGGGCTTGATCAGCTCTGGTTAGTTCATACTGCCTTCGTTGCTCATCAGTAGCGTACATGGATGCCGCAGTAGACGCATCTCCCGCAGCCGCCGCCCCTTTGGCTTGGGTTTTAGCAGCTTTGTTGGACATAATACCACCGACAACCGCACCCCCAACTACTGCCGTTACCATACTTGACATAACTTAAACCCCCTTTTGCTCAAAGCCCCGAAGGCGTAGAGCTTCTCTATAATCAATTGTTATCTCTTCCCCGTTGCCCCCGGCTACGCAACCTGTGATATCCCGCAAGGCAATTAGAACGACATCTTCGCCGACCGGAAATACCCCCGCATTTGGTTTGCAAGAATGGTTTGTATACCTTCCCGCAGGAGTTCGCTTATCCCCAATCCTTGCTGGTGCTATAACCTCCCCCGTTGCAAACGGCGCCGAAGCGAACAGCCCCTTCCCATGCAGCGGGGAAGTCCTAACGCAGGACTTGTGCCAGCCATATGGCATTTCTATCTGGTCTTCCTGGTTCTGCACTTCCAATACGACTTGCTCCGCGGGAATAGCGAATTCTTCCAGCAAGAGATAATAGTCTTCCCTATCGGCAGAGTAATCCACCTCCGCTTCCTTCCTGTAATGGTCTTTGGAATACTCAGTCTTATCCAAAAACATTTCTTCCAACTTCTCCACATCCCGTTCTTCTGTCGCATAGACATTCTGCCAGATCATATCTTCCAGCACATATCCCACCTTCCTTCCCGGCGGACCGACAAAGGTCATTGGGGCTTCCAGAATAGTCTTTGTCCCATCTGGATTGAGTATGAGCACTTTCCCAGCTATAAAAACATTCATATGATGGAATCGCTGAGAATGTCCAAGAGCAAGCACTCCAGCCTCCACCCGCATTTCTCTGATATAAAGGCCGGGGCCGAAGTGGTGGGAGACCGGGCAAGGGGCTTGTGGGAGCTGGAGCATCCGCTCTTCGATTTCAGCAAGGTTGACTGTTGGTAGGTTGTCTGGCATGGTGTGATATCCCGGCGGATTAATAAATAATAATCCCGTTGAATTATTCTAAAGTCTTAATACCAATCAAAAGAGAGTATCAACTTTGCTCCCGTGTCTAGTGGAACTGCGTCTACCCTATATATACTTCCCACCTCCAAAACCCACTCTGCCGCAGCTCTACTTCTTCGTGCGGACCTGTCACCAAGTCCAACATAAAAGGAATCTATAAGCACCCCATCAGAACTAACAATATCCTTAGTTATTGTAGTCGCGGGGGTATTGGAAGAATTTTGATTTCTATTGTGGGCTGTAAGCGCTGTGCCGCCGGTAAAAGTTGCTGATTTATATAAATCAACCCTCGCAGACCCATCATACACATCACAATTAATTAATAAGTGTGGCTGTTCAGTAGAAGTCTCTATCGCAAATTTTACGGTCGCGGTTCCTGGAATTCCTTCTGCCAGCGCTTTAAACATATTCCCAGCATGAACCTCGCTGTGGGCGCTGTCAATTGTTCTGGGAATTGCTTTAATAGCGTCCAGTTGGAATACTGCAATAAGTGAATCTTGTTTTCCTTCGGTAGAGGCTCCAGCGGGGAGGGGGAGGGCAGCTGCGCTGATTGGTTGAATTTCGGTTAGGGTGGCAAGCAGCCCGATCGAAGTATTTAATGAACCAACCGCAACTTCGACCGCCCCTATAGCCGCTTCCACAGCCTCCTGCGTTTCCTTTGTCGCCGGGTTGATAGCGCTTCCGGCTATATTAGCAAGTCTGGTCTGCTCATAACTGCTCATATTATAACATATCCCCCAGGAATTGGACAAAGTTGTACCGTAGTCCATTGAAAGTCAAGTTCTTTACTACTATCATCTTGGATAAACTCTCCATCTGCAGGTATGATAGTAATCCTTCCTGTACCAGCATTTGTTATACTTAATATATTTTCTCGACTGGCGTGCGGTTGCAGGGTCACTGTTATAGTTCCTGTGCAGATTAGGTACAAAGTTGTATTATCGAGTATATAATCTTCTGAGACCTGTTTAACATTGAAACTTGAAGCAGTGACTAAATCAAGTCCAGTTTTAATGTGGAATAGAAAGAGGTACCACTCTCTGGATATCTGTCCAGACCTTTCGTCAATAAAAGGAACACGCGCAGCCGGGCTTTGTGTCTTATTCATGTCAGCGCTTCGGTAGCTTGTAACTCCGCCCCAAGTATTGTTATACGATTTGGATCGGTGCCAGATATCTCATATATCCGATCTCGACTTGAACCAAGCCTTCTCCAAATTACCCGATGCCTGGTTTCACCTATTTTTCCTAGGCTCCTCCAATGTTCATTACTCCAAGTATGTCCCCCATCATCTGACCACCGCAACATAACTTGTGGGTCAGTGCCTTGGCCAGAATTCAACCCGGGGCCGGCTTCGCAATCCAGCTGCAGCTGGTGGTGGATTAAGCGCTTTAAAGTGTTTGCTCCAGTCGGCAAGGCCCTCCAGGTTCTTAACCATTTTTGCGGGGACGTATTATCCGCATAGAGGTTTAAGTCAAAAGCGTAAATATTTCCGTTCTCATAGTCCCCAATATGCACTAGATTATTAAAAAGTATCTGACAACTCCCCCTATGCTGTTGAAGTTGGCCCTCGCTAAAAGCTGCCCGTTCGTGCCAGAGCATGGTCGCCGCATCATAAACAAGCGTTCTCCCTGTAACAGGAAAGGTTAGAACATAGAAAGAATGTCCATCTTGCTGGTAGGTATAAGCAGAACCTAAGGAAATATCCTGGAAGGTCTGAATGGTCGATTCTATTGGGTGGTCAGAGACTCTTCTTGCAGAATAGCCATCCGCGCGGTAGACAGTTCCCACCCCCCTTGCATCGGCCCCGAGCCAAAACAGGGAATTATCCATTTTGGCGATGGAGTGGGGAGCTAAGCAACCTACCTCCAAAAAAGCACCTTGGATGCGGGATAGCGGGAAGTCCAGTGCGCCGGAATTATAAAAGACTTCTATCGAATTCTCCCCAAAGACCCAGACCTCTCTGTGGTCTACGGCAAGGGCTGATATATTATCAGGATTGCCTTCGGCAGAGGTAAATTCCAACGGATCTATCGCAAGGCCGTCGAGCAAGCTGGTTACCCAAAACCGCTGGGAGTCCGGCTCATTGAATACAAAATATCCGTCTAAGTATCCAACAGTAACCGCACCGGGGAAATCCTCATCAGTTATCTCTGTGAATACCCCAGTATTCACATTAAAAATAAACCCATCAGGGTTGCAGGCAATGAATATTTGTGCCCCGTTGTGTGCCAGAGACACGGGACCGGTGCCGGTGATCGTTCCGAGAAGTTGTGGGGGATTGCCACCTTCGGCATAGGTAGAACTTATACAATAGAAGTTCAGCCCCGAGGCAACATAGATATAATTTTCTATTCGAATCATCCCTCGTATCGGCCCTTCCCCAGCTTCCACCTTTAGCAGCAGCCCCGGGCACCGAGACAGAAAGCCCGGTTCCTTCCCGCCCTCCGGAATAATTTCTGGATAAAGGTTAACCATTCGATTGTCGGCAGCATTGACCGACCTAGCAACGGACTGCCCACCAAGAATAGGGGTTTTCATATTAATAGTTCCCGGAATAGATATTAAACCTCTGTTGCCTGCTCAATAGACCAGCGGGAATTGCCATAATATCCTGCGGGGAATTGTTAGCTTTCAGTACGCGCTTGGAGGTCATGGCGATGCGCTGGGTTGAGGGGGGAGGTTCGAGTCCAAACTCCATACAGACCTCGCAAGCCAGGTTGTAGATAAACGCTCGCAGGTAGCCCGGAGGGACTATAACATCGGTTACGAGGTCGGAGAGCTGCGCAAGTTCCGTTATTGAAATCAGATGGAGTTCTATGTCCTGCGACGGGACTGGGTATAGGGAAATAGAAATGTCCGGTGCCGTCATGTTTATGGACATCATCTGCGGGTGGGAGGAGGTCGCCGTTTTAAGGGCAATCCCATTATACTGCTCTTCGTTAAGCTGCTCCAAGCCATAGCTGATTCCAGATACCTTATAATAGGAGGAATCATCTACCCGCTGCGGACGATTGCCGACCAGGGTGCCGGAAGGTCCGACGGTGTTGGAGGCGGTGCCAGCGGTCCAGGAGAAGGTTTGCTCTTGGGTTGAGAAAACTGATAGCCGCTCCGCGGACCAGGAATCCAGCAGGCTATTAAAGGCTTGCAGGATGTCAGCGGACTCCGAAGCGGAGGGGGTTTCCCCGCTGGCGAGAATTCCCCCACACTTTCGCATAGCCGCATTGATTATTTCGCCAGATGTTAGAATCATCGAAGATCTCCAAAGCCCCCGGTTAAGGGGGCTGGGGCTGGGGCTGGGTGTTGGATAGTGTTAGCCGATGCGGTATGCGGTCCAGGCGGCAACTCCCGTTTTCCGGAATCGCCAGGTGCCGGATGAGCCAGCTGCGGTGGTGATTGGCAGTGTTGCCATACCTACCAGGGTGATCCCAGTTCCAGTAACAACAGTAATAACGCCGGAACTGGTGCCGAGATTGATAATGGTGAGATCGAAGGTAGTATTTATCTTTTTGTTCAGTAAAGCCGCATCGAGCAAGGCTGCGGTTGGGAGGGTATAGTTGGCGGCGGAGGTGGAAGGATCCCCTACTAATACTTTTCCTAAAATCTGCGCAACGGTTAGGGTTGCTGTTCCTGCTGCAGTTTGTGGCGCGGGGAGAACTCCGGTAATTACTTCCGATTCCCGACCGTCCCCGACTTGATGTCCATTCCCTGCATAGGTGATATCGCTTGGTGCTGTCATTTTCTTTCTCCTAAGGCCTGGGGGGATAATCCCCTCCCAGGCCGATTTAATTAATAAGATCTGCCCTCGAAAGCGGGAAACTTATCCCCAGAGTCGAACGGCGAGCTCCGGTCGAAGTACCTTAATCCCATACAGAACGTCGATACGGCAGGGCATACGATCGTTGTTAATATCGTACTGCCGCACAATTCGCATGGAGATGCCATTGTGAACCTGGCGGGAAGCCATATCAACTCCCTGCGGCATGAGGAGATCGGCGGTTGCCAAGGTTATGGCATTTTCATGAAAGATGAGGTTTTGCGGATAGACCCCAGAAACTGCGCCCATAACGGTTGCGACCGCAGTTGCTACTGGAAAAGCATCAACCGTTGCAAGCGCGTGCTCAGCGGTGTAGATCGCGGGGCTGATAGAAACAGTTGCATCGCCGGAAACAAAGGCAACATCCTCCTGCACCACGAATTGCTGCAAGGCTCCGGTGCTCACACGGGATTGTGGATTGACAGAATAGACCCCAGCAATAGTAAACACATCCCCCTTTTTCAGGGTGGTGGTTACCGAACCCTGCGTCAAGACCACAGAGGTAGCACCTTGGGCCGCGATGGTAGTTTTAACAGTGGTTGCGTTTTCGGTGCGGAGAAGGGTGCCGGAAGTGTGCGAGGCGATCCCCTGGCCCATAGCAATCTCGCTGTATCCAAGCACATCCGACCCCATCATACCGGTACGGAATTGCTTAGAGATAGTCGGACCGGAATGGAACAAGCCCTTCAGACCTTCAACCAGACCAGCGTTGGCAGCGGGGTTGACTACTGCGATTCTTGGGTCCATCATAGCGTTGACTTCATTGAGCTTCTGCTGAGCTTGCAGCAGGACCAAAGAGGTTGTCGGAACGGTGCCGGGGGTGCCTACAGATTGGTAGACGGACTTGTAAGAGGTGGCTGCAATATCCGCTTCGATGCTGGCCGCAAGCTGAGAAATCCGAGGCTTGAGCTTCCTCTCCGCAAAGTCGTCGATATTCATCTTCATCTCAGCGGTGGTGAAGTTCAACCCAACGTGCTTTTGATTGGTCAGGGTCATGGTGGTGTGCTGTTCGTTGTCATCCTGTACGCCAAGCGCAGCCCCATCGGTTACCAAGCAGCGATCGGGCAGACGCACTCGAAGGTCCGAGCCGATCTTCGCCCCCTCCACTGCGAAGGCGGAGTCGTACTGCCGATTGATGTTGCGGATCAAGGGGGAATTCATTTCAAGTATATCGAGACACTTGAAGGTAATCATGTCAATGGTTAGACTGGAATTGCTCACGGTTGTTCTCCTTATTTGTACCCTTTAGCGGCCAGAGCCTTTGCACGACGAGCGCGATCTTTGGTGATCCACTCTGTCGCGCTCATGGTCTTTGAGCTGCGCGGGTCGGTTGTGTCGTATGCGGGGACGGATGCCTTAGCCCCTGCGAGTGGTTTAATCGGTGGGGGCGCGGAAGAGGTCTTTTTTACCGCCGGTTCTCCGGCTTCCAACCTTGCTTCCAATTTCCCCAATTCCTTAATTTGCAGCATCGGCGGGAGCTTGAAGATCCTTTCCGCCTCTTTCAGATTACTTCCCAAATAATAAGCCATATCCGTCGCAAGATCTGAGGATTTAATAGCTGATGCCATATCCGCAGTCATGAATTTATGGGTATGGGCTACCTGGATGTAATCTGGATACTTGTCCTCTGCCGCGTCTACTTGATCTTGGTATTTCTGCTCGATCTCGTTGACAGAGCGGCTGTGGTCTCTGTGCGCGATCTTGGCTTCCGCCCGCTCATCCGCCAACGCATCAAGATATTCCTCGGTGGTCGCGAATGTCGCGGGATCGAGCTTCGACTCAATCTTCAAGGGGGCCGGGTCGGCTAAAGTCGCCATTTCCCGTTCGAACTTCCTCCTCTCCCGGGCCAGGCGCTTGCCCAGCTCGGCCTCAAATTCCTTTTGAGTTAGGGTTGGTTTTTCAACTTCCGGCTGCTCTTCCTGCTCCGACTCTTCTGCTGTTCCAGTCTCCGGATCGGTCGTCTCTTCCGGTTCCTGTCCAAGGGTTTCGCCTTGTTCCAATTCCATTCCTTGCTCCTGCTCCTGCTCCTGCTCCTGCTCCTGCTCTTGTCCGTCCATTCCAGTCTCCTAAGACTCCGAGGATTCGCCTCGTTCGATTAATTGTGCTGCGCAAAGTGCGTTAGATTCTTGTAAACCAGCCCCGGAAATACTCCCGCCGTGGATTGTTCTTGTAAAAAATATACTGTTCTCCGTTCATTCTCCCCCCCCCCTCCGTGCCGCAGGGGGCGCGGATCAGGTTGTAACCTCAATATCTTTATCCAGGTTGTAAAAGCGGACCCGCCCAAGTTGAGCAACGAAAGTTTCTTTGGTTGCCCAGTTAGGGGCGGGGATAGATATATCGTAATAACTGTCAGCTCCCGGTACCGGGTTTTTAATTTTTCCGTCGATAACATCACAGGCAACCCGCAGGCATTGCTGCCACGATTTATCATTAGTTTCTGGCCAGGTTGTCAACTGCCTGTCCTTGGGGTCAGTCAAGCTGGAAAACTGCCAATTTTTAAAAAGCACACTCATAATATCTCGGCCCCACCATGACGGCCGGTGGACACGATTCAGGACAACACAAGCAACTCCTGTTTGCACCTCAACAGGTTCTCCCCGTGATTCCCGCCAGATGGTGATCCCGAGAAACGTTCTGTCAGCCATACTCTGAGGGGTGATCTCGTGATGTAACCCCTCCGGCAGGTCGCGCAGCAGTTGCCTGAGCAGGTCGGCGCGGACCATGGCCACGGTCAGTGGCGGATCGGTGACAACCTGGGCGGTGTAATACTCGATGACTGATTTCTCCTGATTAAGCAGCTGCTGGAGTTTTTCTCTCATTACTTTTCACCTTCGCTTCCTTGAGTTTATTGTTGTGCTCAACCGCCGAGTAAATCATAATCCCGGCAATGTCGCGTTCTTTGACAGGCTCCATGTTTAGCATCTTCTCAACTCGTTCGACTGGCGTCATTTCAGTCCTTAGATGAATTTTTAATAAAATGGCTCTTCAGCCTTTCAATTTCCTTATCTGTCCTGGCCCTGTCTTCGCGGATAAGCTCATGCTCCATTTTTGTGACCTGAACCAATGTGTTAATAGCCGTCTCCATTCGACTTACCGATTTTCTGATGTCGTCAACCTGACAAGTTATCTCTTCTATTAAGCCTTGGACTTCGGCTTTGTGCCTGTCAGTCTTTACCGTTACCGATTTTTCAAACTCCTTACCCCTCTCAGCTTGAGATAAAGTAGCTGCCACCATCCATCCCATAAAAGCCAAAAGGAAAAACGACGCAACCAGAACACCTGTTTTTACCTGCGTTCGAAATGTCTCCATATCCGGGTGACTTTCACAATCGGTGCATTTTCGGCGGTCACCGATTCTCGGGTCAATGCACTCTATTTCGTTTTGATTCATCAATTACAACCCCCAGACCAGTAGACAGAGTGACACCCCGAGCAGGGAACCGACCGCATAGCCTGGAATATCATGCCAATAGTCTGGTCGGACGTTGGTAGCCTCCTCAATAACACCCAGGGCAACCGGCGTTAGAAACGCAATTATCGGAACGCTGACAGCAGGTAGTCCCCATGTCGGCCACAGCATGACAGCTACATAGTATAGTACGATATAGACCAACACCGATGTGGAAAACCCCAGGGCAACATGCACCAGGTCATCAACCCAATAGGGCTGGCGGCTAATCCAAGCATTGATTTTATAAAACGGCGATCTCATTTTTTAACCTCAGTCAGGTTGACAAGCGATGCGTCTTTAGTTTTGCTGCCCATCGAGCTGCCGAACCAGAAGGCCATGATTCTAGCAACCTCGCCAGTCAGCGCACCGATTAGCAAGAAGGCAATTGATTGCATTTCCTGAGAGATACCGGCCTTGTTGGTCAGGATGAAATACAGGACGACGAAGTAGCCCACGACGAATAATCCTGACAGCCCCGCCTGCACCCTGCGGTCATCTTTTAGGTCGATTCGAGCGGATCTGCGGTCTTCTACTTCGGCTTCGAACCCCTTGATCCCGAGTTCGCGCATCTTGACCTTGAAGCCATAGTCGGCGCTTTTTAGCTGAATCAGTTGTTCCGGCGAGGCATTTTGCACAGCAAAAGAAATCTCCTCTTCTGTGGCATTTGCCTTGCCCAGGAGAGTATCAGCAATGGCCTTGGTAGCCATTCCACCAAGCGGATTACCACCGGTCAGTGCAGTTCCAAGGGCGGGTGCTACGGTCCTCACTATTGCTTTCCAATCAAATGCCATTGAATTTTCCTTTGTATTTGTTACACAACAGCCCTTCACGAACCTTTATCACCAACTGTGGACATTGGGAGAGGTATGCGCCTTCTTTATCCATCCGGTAACAGATTTCAGGACAGCAAGGAATAATATAATCAACTCCGCCGTCTACGTTTTCTCTGGGTTCTGGGTTAATTGACTTCACTGGGCGATTCCTTCATGCAAGCTGATTCCGGCAAAGACTCTGGAAGGAGTCTCGGGGATTACTACATAGGCAGCTAGCTCAGCGGGAAGAACCTCGACAGCAAGATTGACATGGAAGCCGTCTATAGGTGCCATTTCTGGATATTCATTGCCTTCGGCATCGATAAGAGTTTCCCCAGTAGGTTTATAGATTGTGCCTACCACATCAAGGGCATAGTCTTTGCTGCCGGTTATCCAAGAGCCAAGAGGTAGCTCATCCAGCCACTTATTGGTGGAAACATAGTCTATGAGTTCTTCCTTGGCTTGTTGTTCATCAGTGAATTTCAGACAGTATTGTTTCATGGTTTATCCTTAAATAATAAGCGTATTTGGTTTAATTTATCCTTACCAAATTCAGCACCTGTTGATATCTCCCACCAGCCTTTGTCATCATCTGTTTCAGTTTTATCAATACCTGCAAGAATCTCTTCGATCTGTTTTAGTATATCGGGTTTATCCATTACTTATCCTCTTATTGCTGAGAAAGTGCTTGGAGTTCGGTGTTGGAGAGGCGAAGCGGGTAGTAGGCTAGGTGGGCTATATGGCCGTTAATCGACACAGAAGAGTCATACTTATGCCCTATCGTAAAATTACTAACCATTGGTGGTGTGCCTAAGTTATCTGATAAAGATACACTACCATTATATGAAGCTCCAAAGTCGTTTAGCTTATATGCGCCAGATATAATATTAGAAACTCCAGGTGATACTAAAAATATATTATTTCCCAGCGAAGCCTGAGGCGTTCCGCCGTTAACACAATTAAAGTATACTGACACTGTTGCGTTAAAAACAAACGAAATAGCATTTTGGGTTGTTCCATTATCTGCCCTAAAAATTACAGGATATCCTATGCCACTGGTATTTGTATCAAACTTACAAACAAAACTCCCCTCATCCTGCCTATACCAGTCGCTGAAATTACTCCCGGTCATTTGAGCAATATCAGCAGCTCTGGTAACCGCTGAAGCAACTGTGGGGATATATGGAGATGGGAAGGCCCCTACCTCGAGTTGGGCACCCCAGACATCCGCATAAGTACCTGAACCGAAGTAAGCACGAAATCTTACCGATGTTGTTGAATTAGTAATAACAGTTAAAGTTATCCTATAAAAATCATGAGCAACCTTCTGTACAGTAGATGCAGCGAAAGTGAAATTTCCCTCGGTATTGGTAGAAATTAGGAGTCCAGTAACCAGATCCAAAATAACAATCGCTCTGTTGGTAGCTGTCCCATCATCAATGGTAAGATAATGCGCTGGCGTATCTCCCTTTACAAATACAGATCCTGTGTAGGTCATAGGGGATGCTGCTTTTGTCAAGGCTTGACTGTAGGTGGCGTTACCGGTGCGGGTAAGCCTATCCGCAGTCGTCGTTCCATCAGGGGCCGTGGTAGCATTTGGAGTTAACGTTAAGAAAGCCTTACCCCAAGCAGCATTATCAAATTGCTCAGAGTAAGTAAGCATATTGGTCCGAGACTCCCAGATCGCCAACCCCTTACACTCCAGGGTAATTGGGTCGTGATCAAAGCATGGCCCATCAACAGCCGCTGTCTTCAAGAGGCCATCAGCGCCGAAATAGGTGGCCTCGGAAGCCCTGCTAAAGGTAATCCTCGGATCGAGGCTCTTGGTCTTCGCGAAGTTTAGCTCCAGCGCCGGAGCCCCCACCGTGCTCTGTAAAAATGGATTCATTAACTGAAGCCCAAGCATCACATCACCTCAATCAAACCATCAGCATCAAAGGTTGCGGAAACTACGCCGTCGAGTCCGCGCGGATTATTCGCAAACAGAGGAATTTCTGTCTGGTCCCCTGCCGCTGTCTTCCAAATAACCCCCGCGAAGGTAACCGGAGCGGAGATAATAACATCCCCCGGTTGTGGGTACCACGGGGTATCAGCAACAACCGCATCAACTCGCTTGACGGTGAAAACCTGCGCTACTATGCCATATTCGAACTTTGTTGATCCCATTTTCAGTACCTTCTTTGTTGTTGGTTAGAGGGGAGGGGCAGGAGGAGTGGGGGGCTGTTGTTCCGGGGGATTATTATCCATTAATCCCGGTGGATTTCCGCCTTCCGGCTTCCCCGCCATCAGATCCCCAGAGTCAATCATAGCATGCAGAGTTCCCATTATCGCATCCTGCATCTGCGCTTCTGACATACTCTCCTGCATCGCCGCAAGCCGCTTTGTCTCAACATCGAACTTCTTGATATCTAGTTCTTGCTGTTCAAAGCTGGTTTGGACGTTCTCCAGCATCCTGCGCATGGCTTCCATCTGCTGCCCCATAGCTTCGATTTGTTGCTGAGCCTGCAGGACCTCAGGCGGAGGCTGGTCGGAGAGGAGCTTCGGGTCAATCGTCCGACGGAGGCGTTCAGCCAATTTCTCCGCGCCGGGCCAGTCCATACTTTTCACCAGCAAATCTCCGGCGACCGCCCAGAGCTCTGGATTCCCCTGCATCAGTGCCGACATACTTTCCGCCGCTTCTTGCCGCTTGGTCGTATAAGAAGGTCCGGTTATAACACAGACATCATATTTCCCAACTCCGGGGTTAAAGATAGACTTGATCACCGCGCCGGTTTTGGGATCAACGATATCCTTCTTGGCCTCTGCCTGTTCCGGATCTATTTCAACCTGTCCAACCTCCCCATCAACTCCCATTATACGGGCGATGCGCTTAGTATCCAGGACCTTCGGAATTAGGTCGATTATCTGCCGGGTGGAAAAGCGGATTGCACGGGCCAGATTATCTACATAGTGGTAGGTGCCGGTATCAGTCTGCCGTTCGCGGGCGAGGATCGCCTTGCCGGATCGCTCATTGCTGGTCGCCCCGAGAGAGGAATCATACTGCCCCGTTACCGATTTGATATCATCAGCGGCGGCGAGTTTGGCGGAGATTAGACCAGATTGCACCATTGGCGGGGCAGAGCGCTGCGGGAGGGGAAGCGGGGCGCCTTGGCCATCGACGATATCCGGGTTGACTTCCAAATAAGGCCAGGGGATGGTGTTGGCAGTCTTCCATTGTGTCTCATACCCTTCGAACTGCCCGCCGTAGCCGACAAAGGGAGCCTTGGGCGCAAGGGCTAGCATTTCTGCTTCCTGACTCGACCAATAATTGTACATGCGTTGCGGGTCTTTGGCGTTGCGGATAAGGCCGGATATGTGCAACTTCCCCTCTATCTCATACTCGTTGCCGATTACCCGGATGACTGGAATCCACCCCCCCGGCCAGACCTGCTCTTCCAGGACCTCCAGTCCATTGATCTTGCACCACTTAACCACTCTGCGATCTGCCGTCCGCTCTCGAATCGGCTTGATCCCCCGCGCCCGAGCTTCCAGATCAATGGCGCTGCCCTTCTCACAGGGGCCGGAAGGGTAGAGGCAGAGCTCAACCTGCTCGTGTTCGATGTAGAAGTATTCTGCGATCCGAACTGTTGCTTCGGTTATCCAGCCAGAAATCCCTTCATCCCCGATACCGTTGGCCAACAAGGTCGATAGCGGGGTGGCGTTTGGGTAGTCCCGCTCGTATTCCTCCTTCAAGATGTCGGTGGTTAAGAAGCACCATTCGGCATCGGAGCCACAGGGGTCCTGGATAGTCGGGTCCATGTAGACGGAGAACTGGTTGCGGATTCTGCCGATCTTGATTTCTTGCTCGAAGGAGTCCTCGTCGATCCAATCAGTTAGCAGGCGGAAGTAACCCTCTCCGGTTATGACTTGGGCTCCGCAGGCTGTATCGTAGGCGACATCCGCATCAGAAATGTATTCAATATGCCGGATTATTCCGGTGTAGACTTCGGCCAGATCAGTGTCGGCGGAATCATTAACCGGGATAACCTTGCCGGAAGGGCGATTCTGCCGCTGGTCGTTGGTGACTTGTTGGACATGCTGCGGAAGCTTGTTGATGGTTAAGCAAGGCCGCGCGGCGAGGGTTTGACCGGCTGCAGATCCGCGCGTACTCAGCACGTCTGCAGGCCATTGCCACTGGTTATCCGGACTCCCCGCGAGGAACTTCAAATCCTCCAGCTCGAATCCCCGGCTCTCGGACACTGCGGCGACTGCCATTTCCATTCGCTTTCGCGCGAGGCTCAGCAGCTCAGTATTATCTTCCTTTTTCATTTAGAAAGTCTCTCTTGGAGTAAATAACCTTCAAGTCCCCAGACCTTACCCTTAGCATCTTCTCGTGACACCATGCGGCCGATATCTTCATTGAAATTCTCTTTAGACACACAGGCAGCCTCTCCTCGTACTGTGAAGCCGTTGCGAAGGGTGAGTTCGCATATTAAACATTTACCACTTGGCAATTTGGTATAAGTCTCCCCAACGATAACAGCCTCAATATCCTCTGGACAAAGTCGCGGAGCATTTAAATCTCTTGCTTGAATCTCTCTCTCTATTTCGTTATCATTCATGTCAGTTCCCCATCCAGGATGTTGAGTTTAAGGCCACAGGCATATCCAGTCCGCCGCGGATTAGCTTTAATTGACTCTTCTGCTCGGAATTAGCGTTCGATTTTCGTTTTCCGCCGAGCTTCGCCGCGCCACGCCCGAGCAGGCCAAGAACATCAACCCCATCGTCAGGCGAACCGGCGGGGAAAACAAGAGCTTGGCGCTGAAGCTCCGCTGTCCAAGCGGCCCTCGGCCAGAACAATTTCCCACTCCCGGAGAGTCCTATAATCGCCTGCGCATTCGCTTCTTTATTATTAACTGCGGGGAGGTACTCCAATCGGCAATTAACCTGGCGCTGGGCCATCCGTCTGCGGAGGGTCATTTCCATCGCTCTTCGAATGACCCCAGATTCCGCATACCAGCAAAGCGGCCCCCATCGCACCATGAGGTCGATTTGCTTTTCCACCCAGATCGCTGAGTCAACTTGCCCGCGCCACCAATCCAGGAGATAAATTGCCCCATCTGAATCAATTCCGCAGATTCCGAACTCCGTCCAATCTCCGCCGCCGGGGGTAACTGCACAATCCCCCGCGCCGATAATCCGGAGGTCTTCCGGCAGGTCTTTCCCTTCATATACCACCATATCATCCTTGCGGAATAGTATACCCTCCTCCGGCGCGGGGATCTGCTGATAAAGGCTGGACCAGGTCCTGCGATTAAGTCGGAACTGTGACCAATGCTTGTCATCGAACCATTCCGGCCAAAGCATCTCCCCAGCGGCCCTTCCCAGGGGATCGGTTTCAGGATGCTGGCACTCGGCTTGCAAACAGATAACTTCCCACTCGAAGTCATCCTTGCACAGGATAACTCCCGACTCCCCGGACCAATCATCTGGTAGGATTTTCCCTGAAAGGTCTTGCTCGTTCCAGCGAGTTTGAATGATAATAATCCAGCCACCGGGGATCAATCGAGTCTTAAGGTCATCCTCATAGGCCTGGAAGGTCCGCTTTTGGATGAGCTCCGAGTCCGCGTCCTGCCTCCCTTTAACCGGGTCATCTATAACCAGCCCATGCGCCCGGTTCCCCGTAACCCCGCCCAAGATCCCGCAAGCAATATACTCGGAGCCGTTTGTGAGCGAGAACTTGTCCACCGCGCGGGATTCCTTCGACAACTCAACCTGCAGCAGTCCGATAGTCTCTTCCGCTTTCAACAACTGCCGCGTTCTCCGGCCCATTGTATTCGCCAGATTATCCCCATAAGAGGCTAGGATAACTCTGCGATTCT